GACTGATCGTAAATCGTGACGACCTTGAAGGGCGGCGTACCCCAGACGGCGGGGGCATCGCCGACGGCGGACCCTTGGGCAATCCCGCCGGCGCCGTCCGGGTAGAAGTCGGCTTGTTGCGGCGTTCCGCTGCTGTCTTCCAGGCGTACGGTCGGGCCGGTATAGGCGGCGCGAAGATGGCGGGTTAGTGATACCGCCAATTCTACCGACAGGCCAAGGTCATCCAGAATGGCCATGTCACGCCCCGGTCAGAGCCGTATAAACTTCATCGATCTTGGCCGAAAGTTCCGCTTCGATAGCGTCGATATCGGCTTCAAGGGCGGTCTTTGTCGCGGCGTCGAATTCCAAATCGGCCTGGACCGTGGCGCGATGGGCCGCGAGGTTGTTCCGGCGGGTCGTCATGTCCGAAACGAGTTTACTTGCCGCGTTGGCGACGCCTTCCCGTTCCTGCAACAGCGCGGATGCAAGGCGGTTTACGCGGGCGGTGACGAGTGGGGACATTCCTTTGTTCCTTTCAGCGTTGAAGGTTGATTAGGCCAGTCCGGGCATGGTGATATCGAATGCCGCCATGGACCATGTGTTGCCGTCCGTGACCACCTGGCCGGCGGCAAGGGGGCCGGTTGCGATCAGGATTCCGGCACCATCGGTGATGGCCCAATGGCTGGCCGTGCCGGTTTCTGTTACGTCGCCTGCCGCAACCGCGGGCACGGTGACTTTGCGGCCATTGCCGCCGTCCGTGGCGGGGGCGCCAACCGTAATGCCGGTTTCATTGCCAAGGGACAGGTCGGCATCGGTCGTGGCCTTGGCGTAGGTGGCCGGCTCCGCGGAACAGATATCGATGCGGGCGGCATTGGCGACGAGCCAGGCAAGGCCTTGGTCGTAAACATTCGGGTGCAAATACATTGGCTGTAGCTCCTTCGTTAAGGCAGTGCCGTTGGCGATGCAGCGGACTTTGCGCGAAACGGAAACTAACAGCGGTTAAAAATTTGCGCAATATGGAAATTCTAGCGGAAAATTTCCGTCACGGAATACACCGGGGCGGTCCGGGTGATCGAATCCAGGCGGATGCCCCGGCGCCGGCGGCCCATTGATTCGGTGATGTAGAGGGCATCCGCATCGGATCCGGCGTGGTGGCCAAGCATTATCCGGCCATCCTTCAGGAAGATGGCGGCCAAATCATCCGGCCATGCGCCCCGTGGGCCAAGGGTGAAAAGCTGGCCTTTGCGCAGGGCGGGTGCCAGGCGGGCGGTGGTGCAGGTATAAAATTCGCCCGTCAGGTTGCAAAATGCACTGCGTTCCGCCTCCGCCTTCGCGGGTGCGATTTGCACGGTAACAGCCGGAAATGAATACAATACAGCTTGGTGCTGTTTCTCACCTGTGGTGGATAAACCGTGGCGGGCGGTTTCGCCCGGAAAACCTAGGTCTTTCATGTCGCCTCCCATTGGCAATACATCCCCTTGGCGGTCCCTGAGTCCAGGGCGCGGATTAAGGGTCGGTCGGGAGGCTCATTCCCGGCTGAGGCGGCGAGTGCGTCCTATCGCTGCCCCGCCACCGTTTTTTGAGGGAATCACACCAAATGATTACCGGTCAAGGTGGTAAAAATCCCGCAATCCGGGCATGTGCCTCAAGACTGCGTGAAATGTAGGGCACGAATTGGGCGGGATTAGGGCGGGCTAGACGCCAAAAAGGTCGTTGTCTGTCAGTATCTTGTAAACCTTGGCAACCTGTTCACCCGGAAAATACAATTCCTGCGACGGGTTGTGAAGGCACAAGGTGATGGCGGAGTGGTCGCGGCGCAGCACACGGCCAAGCGCCACCTTGGGCCGCTGGCCGTCTTCCGGGTGCAGCTCCACCAAGGCGCTATCGCCAGGCCTAGCCGCGCGGTGCGGGTGGATGAAGCGCAGGTCGCCCGGGTTGTGCTCCGGCGCCATGCGGTCGCCTTCCACATAGATGGCGAAGGCGCCGGCCACGCCATCCAATGCCGGCGGGCGGCGCACTAGGCCAACGGATTTGGCCGAAATGTATAAATCCCGATCGCCAAAGGAATGGCTCTCCATCGCATATACCGGAACGTCACGGGGGAAGGATTCCGGCGTGATCGATGCCGCCGCGGACGGCGCAGCCGGCACGGCATCGGTTGGGTGGGTGTCGGTTTCATAGCCGGGCGGCGGCGCAAAGAGCGATGCCACCGACGTTCCGAAGATGCTGGCCAATTCGCGCAACCGGTCCATGGAGGGGTTTTGTTTGCCTTGTTCCATCCTGGAAACGGTGGAAACCGCGCTGTGGATCCGCTCCGCAAGCTGTTCCTGCGTCCAGCCGCGGGACTCTCTCCATTCGCGAAGGTGCAACGAGTCCGCCAAGGGTGCGGGCCTTCCGTTGGTGTTTGCGGTCATGGTGTCCCCTTTGCCTTCCTATGATGTGTTGCCGCGGAACAAGCCAGAGCGGTTTGCGCAAAAAGAAATTGACGCCATACGCAAATTTCCGTTATACGCAAATTTATGAAGCTCAAAGACTGGTACAAATTCAGCGGCACCACGCAGCGGCACTTCTCGGAACGCACCGGCATTCCCGATGCAACCTTGTCGCGCCTAGCCAACGGCAGCTCCAAACCCTCCGGGGAAACGGCGGATATCATCTACCGGGCAACCGGTGGTCTCGTTACCGCCAATGACTATTACGGGCATTCGCCTGTTCCCACGGCTGATACGGGCGCCGAACCTGAAGGGAGAGTCGCCCATGCCTGACGGTAATTCCATCGGGATGATCCCGGCCACTTTGGTCCTGGATCCTGAAACCGGCGTTTCCGCGATCGGTGAGCGCATTGCCCAACGGGTGCGCGGTGCCGGATCCCGCAAGGAAGTGGCCAGGGTCTTCAATGTCTCTCCAAGAACCGTGGAAAGCTGGGCGGACGGCAACCCGCCGGCCTTCAAGCACCTGGTGGCCATGGTTGATGAGTGGGGCGAGGCCTTTCTGGAGGATGTGTTTTCGCCGGTGTTGAACAGCCGGCCACCGTTGGAAGTGCGCTTGGACCGAATGGCCAGTGACTTGAAGGCGATACGGGAAGGTTTGGCGGAGGAGCAAGGAAACCATGAAGCGCACCTGCACCCTTTTGCGGACGGCAATGGCGCATCTGATCGCGGATGCAGCGGAATTGCTCACGCGCCTGGCGCGCAAGGTGTCGCCAAACGGAAAAGGCGCTGGGCAGCGGCGTTGATCCTGCCGGTGGCCGTGCTGGCGATCGCTTTGCAAATGTCACCGGATGCGGATCCGGTCATGCGTGCCAGGGCGGGCGGATCCCGCATTGTTCGCATCGTTCGCCTTCAGCGCATCGAAGGGGGCGCAGCATGAAAGCCGATATCATTAAATTTCCCGAAATTCGCCGGATGAGAAGCCCGGTGGATGCGTGCCGGGCGCTTCCCGGCAAGCCGCCTGTTTTCTCCCAAGGCGGTGCCTCCCTGTGTAACTGCCGCCGGCCTGGATCCTCAACGACAGGGCAAGCGCCCTTGGATTGCAGCCGGCGGCACCTTTTTACGCAGGATCGTGGCCTATCAGGGCGCGCCATCGCTGAAACCGTCTTGGCCTTCCTGGCCTGCACGGTGGCCGGCGCGCTCTTCACCGCGGGTGCATGCTGGTTTTTGGACGGGGAAACCGCCAAGGGCGTTGCCTCTTGGATTTCCGCTTTCATCGCCTTCCTGCCGGTGCCGCCAGTTTTGCGGCGCAATGGTTGGCTGCCCCGCTAATCGCACAACTGGCAGTGAGGAGTAACGGAAATGGCTTCCAAGAAAACTGAGGATGTAGACGGCGCGGACCAAAGCGGCGCCAAAAAGGCAGCGGCCAAAAAGGCTGCACCTGCGAAGCAGGCCGCGGCCACCAAACCCGCGACGGACGAAAAGCCGGCGGGCGAAAAGGCCATGGAATTTACTGAAGAGAGTGAGAAGGCGCTTAACACCCGCCTGCAATCCTTCATCGATCGGATTGAGCGGCTGGAAGAAGAGAAGAAGGCGCTAGGCGACGATATCAAGGAAATCTATTCCGAAGCGAAGGGCACCGGATACGATTCAAAGATAATCCGGAAAATCGTCCAAATTCGGAAAATGGACGCCAACAAGCGCAAGGAAGAAGAGGCCTTGTTGGAAACCTACATGGCCGAACTGGGCATGATCTGAAGGGGGATGGCAATGACTATCCCCAATATCATGGAAATCGACGGTGAGGCGGAGGTCGGGCGCTATTACCTGGTGCCCACCGTTACCCAATTTTGGCGTGATTGGAAACCGCGGCCCTGGCCGGTGTTGCTGCCCAAGCATGAGGATGCCGCCATAGGGTTCAAGGATTATCACTGGCACCTGGATCTGCGGTTCCTGCCGGCTTTTGTGTTCAAGGAAAAAGCCAGATATTCGCAATTCGAATACCGCACCATCCTGACCGATGCTGCCGCCGCGCCGCTTATGGCGCACTGGCGTGAGCGGTTCAGGCAGGATCCCAATCCCGAACCGAAGGTGATTTGGCGCCGGCGCTTGTGCAAGCGGCAGATGCCGGAAACGGCATGGCCGTATTTCACGCCGGCGGGTGAGGGAAGCCGGGTTGGATTCCAAAAGAAGCTGGAAAAGCTGGTGGAGGGCAAAAGCCTCCGCCCGGGGCTGATCTGCCCGCACAAGGGTGTTTGTCTGAAAGGGCAGCCGGTGCGCGATGGCGTGGTCGAATGCCCGGCGCACGGCCTGCGCTGGAATGTCGAAACCGGCGCCCTGGTGCATACGGAATCCAAGGTGCCGGCATGAGCGATGCCTGGAAAACCGATAAGGAAGCCTTGCTGCGCCATCACTGGATGGACAAAACCGCATCCGCTATTGCGGATCTGCTAGGGCCTGGATTTACACGCAGCATGGTCTTGGGGAAGGCCCGGCGGTTGGGCCTGCCGCCCAAGAGCGGGCGGAAATCCGCGCCGATCAAAGGGCCGCGGGATGGCCGGCGCAACAAAGAGGGGGGCTGCCAATTCCCGGTCGGCAACCCTGGTGATTCCGATTTTTATTTTTGCGGGGCGGAGGTCATGGCGCCGGGCAAACCCTATTGCGCAACGCATTGCAGGATTTGCTACCGGGCCAAGACGGACAAGGAAGAAGAGCGGCTGCGCCTGGCCGTGGTTGGGGGGAAGGTGTGATGGGCCTAGCCGCGCGCCAATTTCTCTTCCGCGGCCTCCGCCAGGAAACCGCTGCGCCCGCGCGGTCCTACCGCCTTTTCAATCCGGCGCAACAGGCCTTCACGCATGGTGATGGCCACCTGTACCGCCTTGCCCGGCGGATCCACGGAAACAACGGCCAAGCGCACTTCCTCCTCATCGGATGCCGGGCTGTAGTCGTGCTCCGCTTCAGCCTTGGCCATATCCGGCAATTCGGATTCGTCCACCTCTTCCAGCCACAAGTGCAGGGCCTCGCCCGCATTGCGGATGGCTTCCTTGATCGTGGCGCCTTCGCTGTAGCAACCCGGTGCGGCGGGGATTTCCACCCACCAGCCGGTTTCCGGCGTCTTCCTCAATACGGCTGTGTAATCGGTCATTTTACACCCTCCATGGTCTGCCCGATTGGGCGGGTATCAGAATTTGATACCCGCTTTCCGCTCTATATCCCGCAAGGTTCCCGGCGGCGTATCCTTCCTTGGGTGCGGCACCACCACGCGGTGCGGGTTGCCTTCCTTGCCGAAAATGTGGTGGTCGCCACGCACGCGAAGCAGGGTCCAACCGTTGGCTTCCAGGGCCTTGATGATCTTGCGCGTGTGCATGGCTGCCTCCGTTCTCTCTATATATATAAATATATATTTCTGCCCGGCTGCGGTCAAGCGAAACTATATATAAATATATATTTTTTTTGGTGCAAGGGGGGGTGCCGATGATACACAAGGCACCGCCTTCAGCCGTCCGCATGGAACGCATCGGGGATGCCGTGCTGATCCAGGGCGATTGCGTGGCCATCCTGCGTGAACTGATTGCGGCAGGGCTATCGGTTTCCCACGTCATAGCGGATCCGCCCTATGAGGATGTTTACCACGAAAAATTCGGGGCGATCTGCCGGCGTGACGGCTACAGCGATGCCTACCCGGATTTTGAGGGCGTGGACTCGATCAGGGATGATGCCGCGGCGGGTGCCGTCCAGGTGTCCGCCGGGTGGGTGCTGTTCTTTTGCCTGGCGGAAGGCGTGGCCGCATGGCGCGATGCACTCCAGCGGGCGGAAGCCAAATACAAGCGCTGTTGCTTTTGGGTGAAACCCGATGCGCGCCCGCAATTCAACGGCCAGGGGCCGGCCTCGCCCGGTGAGTGTTTTGTGACGGCTTGGGCCGGCAAGGGCCATGCCCGGTGGAATGCCGGCGGCAAAAAGGGCGCCTATACGCACAATCAATCAAGCCCGGAACGCCGGGCAAAGGATAAGGACAAGCGGCACCCGACCGAAAAGCCGCTTTCGCTCATGTCCGAAATTCTCCGCGATTTCACAAATCCGGGGGAATTGATCCTGGATTCCTTCATGGGTTCCGGTAGCACCGGCGTGGCAGCGCTGAAGATGGGCCGGCGGTTTATCGGTATCGAAAAGGATGCCCGGTATTTTGACTTGGCGGTCGAACGCATCACCGCCGTGGTCCAGGACCGCGAACAACAGCCCACCATGTTCGAAGTGCCCCGCGCCAAGTCGCAAAAGCTCAAACTGGTAGGGGGCAAAATGAATGCTTGATTTGGGAACAACCGCGCCGGGCGCGCCGCTTGTTATCGATTGCTTTGCAGGTGGCGGCGGTGCCTCCACCGGTATTGAGGCCGCATTGGGCCGCGCGGTGGATGTGGCCATAAACCATGATCCGGAAGCGATCGCCATGCACCGCGCGAACCATCCGGCAACCCGGCATTTCTGCAAATCCGTCTATCAGGTGTCACCGCATGAGGCCACGCGCGGGGCGCCGGTGGCGTTGGCCTGGTTCTCACCGGACTGCAAGCATTTCTCCAAGGCCAAGGGCGCGCGCCCGGTAAAGCGCACGGTGCGTGATTTGGCCTGGACGGCGGTTGAATGGGCGCGCCGGGTGCGGCCCAAGGTGATCATTCTGGAGAATGTGGAGGAGTTCCAGAAATGGGGGCCGGTGCTGGAAGACGGGCGCCCTTGTCCCGATCGCCAGGGCCAAACCTTCACGGAATTTGTGAAGGCGCTGCGCCGGCAGGGCTATGCCGTCGAATGGAAAGAGCTACGCGCCTGTGATTATGGCGTGCCCACCATCCGCAAGCGCCTGTTTCTGATCGCCCGGCGCGACGGGCTGCCGATCACCTGGCCGGATCCCGCCCATGGCCCGGGCCTGAAGCCCTACCGGACTGCAGCGGAAATCATCGATTGGTCGTTGCCGTGCCCGTCCATATTCGATCGGAAGAAACCGCCCGTGGAGGCCACCTGCCGGCGCATCGCCAAGGGCATCGTGCGCCATGTGCTGGAAGCGGAACAGCCTTTCATCGTTCCGGTGACGCATCAAGGCGATGCACGCGCCTGGCCGATGGCCGAACCGCTCCGCACGGTGACAACCGCGAACCGCGGGGAGTTTGCCCTGGTATCGCCCACCCTGGTGCAAACCGGCTATGGCGAACGGCAGGGGCAGGCACCGCGGGTGCCGGGCCTGGATAAGCCGCTGGGCACGGTGGTGGCCGGCGGTGCCAAACATGCGGTGGTTTCCGGTTTCTTCGCCCGTCAATTCGGGCGCAGCATCGGGCACGGCTGCGCGGATCCGCTGGGCACCGTCACCGCCGGCGGCAGCGGCAAGACGGCCTTGGTCGCGGCCTTCATGGCGCAGCACAACACCGGCGCGCCTTCCCGATCGGCAGCGGTGCCGCTTTCCACGCTCACCGGGCGCTGCACGCAGCAACAGGTTGTGGCCGCTCACCTCACCCATTTCCATAGTTCCAACGTGGGCAGTGGCGGCGACGTGCGGCAGCCGCTCAAGACAATCACCGCCGGTGGCCGGCATGCCGGCTTGGTGGCTTCCTTCCTGGTGAAGTATTACGGCGAAGGCGGACAGTGGCAGGGGTGCGGCGAACCGCTGGGCACCGTCACCACCCGTGACCGGTACGGCTTGGTCGTGGTGGATATCCAGGGCGCATCCTATGTGCTTGCGGATATCGGCATGCGGATGTTGACGCAGCGCGAACAATTCCGCGCCCAAGGATTCCCGGAAAGCTATGTGATCGGTGACAGGCCCGCGGACGGCCTGAAGCTGACCAAGACGGCGCAGCAAAAGATGTGCGGCAACAGCGTTTGCCCCGGCCTGGCGGAGGCCCTAGTGCGCGCGAACGCGCCGGCGGAAGCCTTCGCGGAAAGGGTGGCGGCGTAATGTCCTGGTTTAAGCGGCAGCGGGTGCAATGGATAGCCGAAAGCGTCTGGATATTCGGTTTCATCAACCGTGAGCACATCATGAAAAAATTTGAGGTTGGGCCGGCCACCGCTGCCGCTGATCTGCGTGCCTATCGGGAACAGTATCCGCACGCGGCCCGCTACAACAAATCAGCCAAACGGTACGAATGCACCGGGCTGCCAAACTAGGAGTTTGCCATGATCATTTCCGTTATACGGGGCACAACCCGCGTTTTGGGGAAAAGCCAAGGTTATCTTGGCCTGCCGGTGCGCGATGAGTTGCGCGAGGGCGTGGCCTTCATGGTTTCCGCTTGGGAACCGACAGCCGATGAAATCGCGGCCATCCAGGCGGGCGCTAAAATCGAAGTATCGATAATGGGCACCGTGCATCCGCCTATCATGCTGAGCGTGGGCACGGCGCCTGAAGGCGCGGAACCGGATCCGGAGGCGGAGAAGGCGGAATGGTGCGCCCGTTTCGTGACCTACATGGTCGACCATGCCGGCTTTGAAAAATTCAATTGCGGCATGCCGGTGCGCGAATACGCGGAAATGGCCGCGCCGCTCTACTACGCGAACAAGGACCAACGGGAAGAGGGGCCGGACGTGTGCGCCGATGCCGATATGGACTGTTGGGAAGCGGAATAGGGGCGGTCCATGAGTTGCCGGTGGCGCGTCTTAGATGGTGTTCGGTACTTCCATCCCGATTGCTGGGGTGGGGCGCTGAATGGCCCAGACGGGTGCTATTGCTCAAAACCGGACAAGGCCACGATCGATGACCGCTTAGACGAAATGGAATCCAGGCTGCACTCGCTTGAGCAACAAATAGCGCGATTGTGCGCATCGAAGTGAGGGAACAATCAATGCCATACGACTACATCGCGCACTACTACGGCACCCGGTTTAAGCCGGGGCAGCGCGTGATTTTCACGGAGGATGGCCGACGCGGCACGGTCCTGAAGCCTGCCGGTGATCCGCAATATGTGGATGTAAAATTTGATGCCGGCGGCGAAGGCCCTTGCCATCCAATGTCATTGGCGTTTCCGCCGGTGGAGGAACTGCCGCACATCGATCCCAAACACCTGGCCAAACTGCGCGCCCGCGCATAGCGAAAGATAGCCGCATGAGTCTCTTGGCCGATCGCCCGGAAGAATTGGAACCGCCGCACCACCTGGAGGTGGAGGCAGCGCTATTGGGCGCGGTGATGCGCAGCCGCGATGCCTTGGCCCTGGTGCATGACCGGCTGGAGGCTGCCTACTTCTATTCACCGGAGCACCAACGGATTTGGGAAGGCATTGAGCATCTGGTGGAGCGCGGGTCCGATGTGAACGCCACCAACCTTTCCAGGTGGGCGGATGCCGATGGCTTGCTGAGCGAGGTGGGCGGCAGCCGCTATCTGTTCGAATTGGTGGCCAATGTCGTGGCGGTGATCAATGCGCGCGACTATGCCGAAACCGTGGCGGATTACTGGCGCCGGCGGGAAGCCATTGCCGTGCTGGGCCGCACGGTGGATGATCTATACAACCCGGATCTTGGTTTTACCGATCGGCGCAGCTCCGCCCAAGTGATCGAAGAGGCGGAAGCGGCCCTGGCCGCGGTGGTCGACCACGGGCAGGCTGTATCCGCCGTCCAGGCGGCGCCGGTGGCGGTGGAACAGGCCATGGCCTCGCTGGAGGCTGCCTACCGCAACCGTTCGGAAGTTACCGGCGTGCCCAGCGGCATTGATGGCCTGGACCGTCTGACGGCGGGACTGCAGCCGGCCAATATGATCGTGGTGGCCGGCAGGCCTTCCATGGGTAAAACCGCCTTTGGCGCCGGCATCGCCTTTGCCACCGCCTGGCGCATCTTCCACCAAGACCAGCTTGCGAGTGAATCCGGCGCCGGTGATCTGGCCGGCGGCTGCGTCTATTTCGTTTCGGCGGAAAATTCGGCCGATTTGTGCGTGAAGGAACAGCTTTCCCGCATGACGGGAATTCCGAAGCAGGAACAGCAACGCGGCACGATCGTGCAAGGCGAGTTCGACACGTTGCACGGCGCCGCGGAACAGGTGGGCAAGTGGCCTATCTACATCGATGACTCGCCGGATCTAACGCCGGCACGCATCAAGGCGCGGGTGGCGCGCGTGCATCGGCGCAGGCCGGTGCGGCTGATCCTGGTGGATTATCTGCAATTGCTGAGTGAACCGGCCTTTCGGGGTGATCCCGTCCATGAGGTGGGCGAAATCTCCAAAAGCATGAAGAGCATGGCCAAGCGGTTCAATTGCCCGGTGGTGGTGTTGTCGCAGCTTTCCCGGAAGGTGGAGGGGCGGGAAGACAAGCGCCCGCAAATGTCTGATCTGCGCGAGTCCGGACAGATTGAACAGGATGCGGATCTGATCGTGTTTCCCTTCCGTGAGGAATACTACCTGGCCAAGGAAGAGCCGCAACAGAAACCGAATGAGGCGGATGGGGTTTTCCTGGAGCGCCGGGATAGGTGGCTGCGCCGGCTGGAGGAGCGCCGCGGGCGCGTGGAATTGATCGTGGCAAAGAACCGGCACGGCCCTACCGGTTCGGTTGATTGCCGTTTTGAGGGGCATGCGCTCCGCTTTTCCGATTTTCAGGATCCCGAAATGCCGGATCCGGTGGCGCGCCGGCGCGCGGAAGAGCGGAATGCAGAAGAAGAAAAATAGTATAGGTTTGGGCACCAACTGACAGGAGTTTTCAATGAAACGATATGCGCTCTTTGCCTACAACAGATATTACCCTGGCGGCGGTTGGTTTGACTTTGTGAACACCTTCGACAGCATCGAAGAAGCCGTTACCTTTGCGACCAGCCCGCGCACTCGCGATTACATCCAAATCATTGACCTAACCAATGGCGAAGACGTAACGCCGGCTGGGCTTTAGTGGGGGCATCCAATGAGAATAGTAGACCGTCAGACATTTCTAAGGCTTCCGGCAGGTACGCTGTATGCCAAGGTGGATGCGCCACCGTCCGTGGGCCTCTTTGGTGATCTGTGTGTAAAGGCAGAAACGGTCGGTGACGATATAGATTGGTGGTACTGGACCGTGGTCGGTATCGAGCCGCCGGGTGATGGCGACATTCTTCACTTGATCGATGCACAAGAGGCGATGATTTCCAACGATGCCTCTTTTCCGATGGAAGAATCGTTATCCCGCGATGGCCTCTTTGAGGCGGGCCAATTGTTTATGATCTTTGAAAAGCCCGATTTGGAGCGGCTGCGGAGCGTCGTGGACGCAGCAATTTCACTCTCCGGTCGATAGGAGTCGCTTACTGTGTCCATCTATGTGCAGCGCGAAGTTATCGACTATTCGAACGCGGACGGCCCGCGCCTTTTGGCCTTGCTGGCGATCGCGGATAGTTGCAACCGGGAAGGCGAGGGCTGGATATCCTTTGAACGCATCGCCCGGTGGATGCGGCGCAGCGAACGCGCGGCCTATAAGGCGGTGTCGGAACTGGTTTCCATGGAAGAGGTGGAGGTGATCGGCAAGCACGGGCACACCAATGTGTACCGTGTGAATGTGGGCGCTTATGCGCGCGATGCCGGCGCCACCCCTGACGAAACCGGCAGGGTCGGCAAGGGCGCCAATCCTGACGAAACTGGCAGGGTGCAAGTACCTGATAACACTGCCGAAAATGGCACCCTGACGAAATCGGCACCCATGACGAAAACGACAGGGGCAACCCTGACGAAAACGACAGGGGCACACCTTATAGGGAATCCACCCAATAACCACCCTACTGGTCTTGGGCAATCCGGACAGGGAAAAGCCGGTAAGGAAGCGGATGGGATAATTCCGTGGGAACAGGTGCGGCCCGTCTTCGCCGCGGTCTGCGATGCGGTCGGCTGGCGGGTGGATGACGATTTCCGGCTTAGCCGCCGCGTGTCGGATGAGGTGCGGCACTGGATGGGCGAAGGCTGGGATTTGCAGCGGCACATCCTGCCCACCCTGCGCGAACTGGTGGCGCGCTATCAGGGAGACGGCCTGCCGGCACCCAAGTATTTCCGGGAAGCGATCGCCCGTTGTGCGGCGGCGGATCCCGGCGTGCAGGCAACCGCCGGCATGACGGCTGAAGAGCGCAAGCGGGCAGTGCGGGTGCGGGACTATGCGCGGAGCGGCGTTTGGCTTTCGGAATGGGGTGGCATGCCGTGCCCGGCTGAGGTGCAGAAAGTGCGTGAGGTGCTGCCGTGCTGATCTATGCCGCCCTGCGTCGATCGGCTGGAGCGCCGCGTGAGATAGAGGCCCTGTTGAACTGGGTCTATGGCGATCAAATGGCCCATTGCGGCGGTGCAAGCAATGCGGTCTTTACCGGCTACAGCCCAAGCGGTGCGCCCGATTCCTCCACCAGCATGGCCGGCAGCGGTGGGCTGGTGCCGTTGCGCCCGCAAGTGCATCCCTATGCCGAAGCGGTCAACCGGGCCTTGGGCGAGGCCATGGGCCAACGGGATGCGGATAAGCTGGTGGTCCATGCCGCCATGCGCAAGCGCCCTGCCCGTGGCGATGATCGCGTGTGGTTCGAAGCACCAGGACCGGAGGATATCAATCCGGCCACCGGCAAGCGCCTTGCGGCTTATCGCTATGAGGGGTTCCGCGGCTACAGCATGGAACAGCACAAGATGGTGGATAACCGGGTGAAGGTGGCCAGCAATGTGGTGCAGCGTGGCCCTTCACCCGATGTGCAGGCGCGGGACAGGGCGGCGTTTCGGGTATGGCGCCTGGCACTGGTGCGGGCCTTTGAGTCGCTGAAGGCGGCAGGGTTCGACGTGGAGCCGCCCGTTGTGAAGGCCCTGCCGGTGGAGCCGTGGGAATGCTGGAAACCCAAGTATGCCAAGGCCTCCGATAGGGTCGCCTATCGTGCCTGAAAAATAATTGTTGACGGTTCCCCCCACCTTATTGCATCCAAATGAAACGTTCACATACCCGCGCCCCGGTGAGGAAATCCTTGCCGGGGCGTTTCCTTTGGAGGGAAGACTGACAAGAGAACCGATGCGCCCTTGTCGCCATCACCGTTGCGGATCACTGGTGGAAGGCGGCGGCTATTGCGACAAGCACAAGGGCAGCGGCAACCGTGACTATGACCGGCGGCGCGGATCCTCTACCGCCCGCGGCTATGGCTCCAGGTGGCAACGGGTTCGCAAGCTCTTCCTCTTGGCCAATCCGCTTTGCCGTCCGTGCCAGGAACAGGGCCGCGACACGGAAGCGGAAGCGGTCGACCATATCGTGCCTGTCACGGGCGCCGATGATCCGGCGTTCTGGGATGAGGGCAACTGGCAACCGATCTGCCAGCCCTGCCACTCACGCAAGACGGCAAATGAAGATGGCGGTTTCGGTCGTGCAAAGCGCGCTGTTTGAAGCTCAAACGCGCGCCGCAAGCGGCCAGGCGGTAACGGTGCTCACCCAACGGAATCCCTTGCCAGGGTGCGTGCGGGATAGGGAGGGGGGCGGGTCGATTCTTCACCCGGCCTCTTCCCTAGACCGTCGTCCTAGTCGAATTTTTACGAGCCCGGAAAAAAAGGTGGGGGGGGGTCGTTTGGACCGCTTTGGAGGTTGCCGAACATGACGCAGGGTCGCCGGCCTTCGCCCGAACACCTCAAGCTCATCCAGCCAAAGGCGGAGCAAGGGCAGCCGATCGCTGAATTGCCGGGCAAAACCGGTGCCGGTGAAACAAAACCGCGGCAGCCTTCCAGCATCGATGTGCCGCCGGTGCTCACCCGCAAGATCGCGAAGGAAGAGTATCAGCGCGTTGTTTCGGAGCTAACGAAACTGGGCAAATGGCACAACGTTTTCAAATCGACGTTGGCTATCTACGCGCAAGCCTATGCCGATTGGGTGGAGGCGGAGAAGGAACTGGCCAAGAAAGGCGCCGGCAAGGTCGCCACCTCTCCAAACGGCTATCAGGTGCAGGCCGCATGGCTGACAATCCGGAACAAGGCGCAGGATACGATGATCAGGGTCGCCAACGATTTCGGCCTTACGCTGATCAGCCAGGCGCGCCTTGCGAATGTGCAGCTTGATTTGTTCGATGGCGACGAAAAGCCACAAGGCAAAACGGGAACGGATGACGTGAATCCGTTTGCGAAAGTCTAGTATGACCGCTCTAGCCGTGGATCTGGAACGCGACTACGTGGAGGTCGCGCTGATCTACATGGAAGATGTGCTGGAAGGAAGAATCCCGGCCTGCAACTATCTCCGCCTGGCGTGCCAACGGCAGCTCAATGATCTGAAGCGATCGGCTGCCAATGATCCGGAATTCCCCTACGTTTTCGACGTGACCGCGGCCAGCCGCGTTTGCCGGTTTATTGAGCTGCTGCCTCACATCAAGGGCAAATGGGCGCGGCGGAAGGAACTGATTTTCCTGGAGCCTTGGCAGGTCTTCATCCTCACCTGCGTCTTTGGCTGGCTTCACAAGGAAACGGGGCTGCGCCGGTTCGCGAACGTCTACAAAGAGGTCGCCCGAAAGAACGCGAAGACAACCGTTGCCGCCGGCGTGCTGCTTTTCATGCTCACGGCAGACGGTGAGGCCGGCGCCGAGTGCTACACGGCTGCCACCAAGAAAGAACAGGCCAAAATTCCGTTTGCCGCGGCCCGGGAAATGGCAAAGCGGTCGCCATCGCTCCGCGCGCAATATGGCTTGATCGCTTATGAAACGCGGTTGGCCGTGCCGTCCGAAAACAGCGAAGCAAAGCCGCTGGATGCGAAAGGCTCCACGCAGGACGGCTTGAACGTCCATTGCAATATCAACGATGAGCTACACGCATGGCCTAACCGGGAACTGTATGAGGTTTTGGAATCGGGCCGCGGTTCCCGCGATCAGTCTCTAGAATTCAATATCACCACCGCGGGTTTCGATCGCTCCAGCATTTGTTACGAAACGCGGACCTACGGGATTCGAGTCCTGGAGGGTCGGGTAATAGACGAGTCCATGTTCGTTATCATCTTCACCTTGGATAAGGATGATGATCCCTTTGATGAGGCGAACTGGCCGAAGGCGAATCCGAACCTTGGAATCTCGGTCAACGTCGATGATATGCGCAAAGCTGCGCGCCAGGCGAAAGAGGTCGCATCCAAGCGGAATGGCTTCCTAACCAAACGTCTAAATATCTGGTGCAACAGCGCTTCATCCTGGATGGATATGCCAAAGTGGGATGCCGCCGCGGATCCTTCCTTGAACCTGGAGCAAATGAGGGGGCGCGAGTGTTTCGCGGCGCTTGATCTGGCCGTGCGCAAGGACATTTGCAGCCGGATTCTATTGTTTCCGGACGGGCAGAACGGGGTCGCGGTCCTGGCGCGCCATTACGTGCCGTCTGTAACCGTCGATTTGATGGAAAACGCATCCTACATGGGATGGGTGGAAGAGGGTTGGCTTACCGTCACGGATGGGGCGGTGATCAATCAAGAGAAGGTAAAACAGGATCTTTATGCGGATCTTGAAATTGCCCGATGCCAAGAGGTGGTTTTTGACCGATGGCAGGGCGCGAAACTAATGGGCGAAATGATCGAAGACGGTTTAACCGTGGTCGATCTAGGCAACACCGTTGCCAATATGTCTGAGCCCATGAAGGAGTTGGAAAACCTCACATTGGATGGCCGGCTGCGCCATCAAGGTGATCCGATTTTGGATTGGATGGTTTCGAACGTGTGCGCGTGGCGGGATGAGAAATCCAACATATTCCCGCGCAAGGAAACAAAAGACTCAAAGAACAAGATTGATGGCGTCGTGGCTTTGATCATGGCCCTTAACCGCTTCATGGCATTACGCGATGAGGGCGACGGCACCTATCTTGAGGATGGCGAATTGGTGGTGCTGGACTGATGCTAAACTGGCTATGGAAGCGCTCTAAATCCATCGATCAGGTGGCCCGTGAACTGGATGGAGTTGCGGGTGGGCGGAGGGTCGCCGGCCAGGTCGTCACGCAGGAAACGGCTTTGCAGGTGACGGCGGTCATGGCCTGCGTTGAGGCGATCGCCACCGCGTGTGCTATGCCGCCCATGCACGTCATGCGTTGGGTTGGCGATGGCCAGAAAAAGAAGGCCACGGATCATCCCGCTTATCGATTGCTGCACCGGCGCCCGAACGAATGGCAAACGTCCTATGAATTCCGGCAAACCATAACGGCTCATGCCGCCTTAACCGGCAATGGCTTTGCGCTGCCGGTTCGAGTGAATGGCAAGCTGGTGGAACTGATTCCGGTGTTGCCCGGCAGCGTCACGATCGAACGCCAAGACCGTTACAACGTCATTTACGCGGTGCGCGATGAATATGGGGTCGTTGGCCGGTTCCGCCCGCATGAGATTTTCCACCTCCGGAATCTCTCATGGGACAGGATCAAGGGCCTGGAGCCGGTGGCGATGGCGCGGAAGGCGATCGGGTTGGCCATGGCATCGGAAGACAATATGGCGAAGCTGCACGGCAACGGCAGCAAGGTTTCCGGTTTTCTGTCCACGGAAAACAAGCTGGATCCTGAAACGATCGCCAAGCTGAAGGACAATTGGACGGACAAAACCACCGGCGCCAATGCGTTCAAAACGCCGGTGCTGGATAACGGTTTTAAATATAACCAATTGTCCATGAGCGCGGTCGATGCGCAGGCGATTGAAACGCGGCGCATGCAGGTGGAGGAAATCTGCCGCGCGTTCGGCGTTTTTCCGCAAATCATCATGCACTCCGATAAGGCGTTAGGGTTTGCCAATGCGGAGGCATTCTTTTCGGCGCACAACCGGATCACCGCCGGCAAGTGGCAAGAAAATTGGTGCCAAAAGGCGGATGAATTCATCCTGGATGGCGATGGCCCGCTGTTCGTTGAATTCGATAATAGAAACATGAACGCGGCCAGCCTGAAGGACCGGGGCGAATACTACGGTAAAGCGCTGGGAACGGGCGGCGGCGTGCCTTTCATGACAGTTAACGAGGTTCGGGCGGACAATGGGTTGCCGCCTATCGACGGCGGCGACGTGCTACGCGAGCCGGCAAGTTCAACCATGGCGCCAAGTGGTGAAACCGGAGGTGACGGTGATGCGGAAAAATAACGGATTGCAGAACAAGCGGACTGCAGCGGCGCGGCTGGAAATCAAAGCCGCGGGTGATGATGGGGTCTTTGAAGGCTATGGGTCGGTATTCGATCAGGTCGACAGCTATTCCGAAACGGTGGCCCGCGGCGCCTTCGCGGAATCTCTCAAGGATCACGCGGCTGCCGGCACGCTGCCGGCGTTGCTGTGGCAGCACAACCCGGCGCAGCCGATCGGCGTCTATACCGAAATGCGGGAAGACGAAAAGGGCCTTTACGTGAAAGGCCAGCTCACCCTTGAAACCCAAATGGGCAGGGATGCGCATGCCTTGCTGAAGGCCGGCGCGCTCAACGGTCTTTCCATCGGCTTTATGCCTGTGAAGTGGGAAGACAACAGCGATACGAATATACGGAAACTCGTACAAATCGATTTGTGGGAGGTGTCGCTGGTGACGTTTCCTGCGAACGAGCGGGCGCGCGTCGAGTCGGTGAAATCCTCACTGGAGGGATGCGAAAGCCTGAAGGATGTGGAGCGCCAACTGAGGGATTCTCTTGGCGTCTCACAAGATGAGGCCACGGCGATCGTGGGCCGCATCAAGCGGATTGATCGGCAGCACCGTGATGGTGACGCGGCGAGGTCCGGAATCATGGAGAGCGTTACCAAAACGCTCGAAATTCTGAATCGATAGCGCGAAGGAGAACACGATGCGCAACAACCATTACGCGGCCTTCCTGGCGAGGGCCGCAACGGTCGGCTTTGCCTACCCCATGCGCGATGCCGCGCCCACGCTCCTGGAACTGAAGCAGGCGCAGGATGGCATCATGCAGGCATTCAATGCGTTCATGGAAAAGAACGATGAGCGCCTGAAGGAAATGGCCGAAAAGGGCGCCGCGGATCCGCTCTTGAAAGAGCAAATGGACCGCATGACCACGGAAATCAATGAACTGAAGGAGGTCGGTAAGGCCTTTGAAAAGTTCCAGCGGTTGGCGGCGCGGCCGGGCGGGGCCGGCAACCCGCTGGAGCGCACCTATTCGCCGGAGCAAATCGAACACCGGGAAAAGTTCCTGGCGTTCCTGCGGCATCCGGAAGATGAACAGGTGCGGGCGCAGCTCCAGGACATCCAAAAGCGTGCGGTCACGACCACAAGCGATGCCGCCGGCGGCTATGCCGTTCCGGAAATCATTTCCGGGGTTGTCGATGCGGAGCTTACGGAAATCGCGTCGATGCGTGGAATCGTCCGTGTCGTGGAGGCCGGCTCCAAGGATTACAAGGAACTGGTCGACGTGAAGGGCACCGCCTATGGCTGGGTCGGTGAAACCGATGCGCGGCCCGAAACCGGCACGGCCAGCCTGGAGGAAGTGGCGCCCACGTTCGGCACCATCTATGCCTACCCGAAGGCGTCGGAAGAATCCCTGGATGATATCTTCTTTGACGTGGAGCGGTGGATCATCAATTCCTCCCTGGAAGCGTTCGAATCTGGCGAAGAAAACGCGATCGTGAACGGCAACGGCACCAAGAAGCCCACCGGTTTCCTGAACGGTACACCCACCGCGCAGGCGGACGGCACCCGGGCGTTTGGCGTGCTCCAGTACATGGCCGGCGGCCATGCGAGCTTGGTCAATGATCCGGATAAGCTGGTGAAATTGGTCCAGACGCTCAAGAAAGGGTACCGCGCCCGCGCCCGCTGGATGATGAACAAGCTGACCGTGGGCGACGTAATGACGCTCAAGGACGGCGACGGCAACTATCTGTGGAAGATGGGCGACATTCAGAACGGCCAGCCGGATCGGCTGATGGGCTACCCGGTCTCGGAATCCGAAGAAATGCCGGATATCGCGGCCAATGCCTTCCCGATCGCCTTTGGCGATTTCTATGCCGGTTATGTCCTGGTGCCGCTTGTCGGCCTGCGGATCACCCGGGATGAAGTCACCACGCCGGGCTACGTCAAATGGTACGTGCGGCGCCGGCTTGGCGGCAATATCGCCAAAAGCGAGGCCATCAAGCTCCTGAAGGTGGCGGCAACCTAAATCCGGTCGGATTTAGTCGGATAGGAAAGGGTCGGCCCAATCGGGTCGGCCCTTTTTTCTGAGGGGAAGAAAATGAAAGCCAAAATCACAAGTTCATTCCGGATCCGGGAAAGCCATGGCACCCGGAAATACACGCCGGGTGACGTTGCGGAAGGTGATTCCGCTGCCTATGCCGTTGCCAATGGGTATGGCGAGGCCCTGCCGGAGGAAAAAGCCGCGCCGGCGCCGAAGAACAAGGCGAAGAAGGCGGCACCGGCCAACAAGGCGCGCAAGCCGCGGTCCAGCCGAAAGTAGGCCGGCATGCGTATTTCCCTAATCACTCCGCCGGCAGTCACCGCCGTTTCTTTGGATGAAGCCAAGGAACACTTGCGGGTATCACAAAATTCGCATGATGCCTTGATAACCGATTTGCTGGCCGCTGCGATCGGGCGGCTGGATGGCCGGCGGGGTGTTTTGGGGCGGGCGCTGATCACGCAGCAATGGTCGTGGCGCATCGATCGTTTCCCGATCGGTTGCATGTCGATCGCGGTGCCTTTTCCGCCGCTGCAATCGGTTCAATCGATCACGTATCTGGATGAGGGCGGCGTGGCGCAAACCCTGGAATCCGCCAAATACACGGTCGTAACCGATGAGGAGCCCGGGCTGATCCAATTGGCATTGGATGAGGTGTGGCCGGCCACGCAGGATGTGCCTGGCGCCATCACCATCGCCTTTACCGCCGGCTATGGCGCGGATCCTTCCGATGTTCCGGCCAGCATTCGCAGTGCCATCAAAATGATGATTCTCCGGTGGTACGACAATCCGGAGGGCGGCGACGGAATGCCGGCGGGCGCTGAGGCGTTGCTGGAAACGCATAGGATTCACACATTCTGATGCGCGCTGGGAAGCTGGATAGAGAAGTGACGCTGCAAAAGCGCAGTGCATCACAGGATGCTTTCGGCGCGCCGGTGGAAACCTGGAGCACCTTGGCCACCGTGTGGGCGGAAGTGCGGGAAGAGCGCGGTCGGGAATTCTTTTCCGGCGGCACGGCCAGTGAAGAAAAGCGGTCTTTCTTTATTCGGTGGATGAACGGAATCACCAGCAAGGACCGAGTCCTATACAACGGCATTGCGCACGATATCCGCTCCATTCGTGAAATTGGCCGGCAGGATGGCTTGGAAATCCTTGCCACGGTGGTGAGTTGATGGCCAGGCAGCGCAGCCGGATCACTGGCGCCAAGGAAATGGAACAAGTGCTGAAGCGCTTGCCCGATCAATTGGCGAAAAAGCACCTGCGCGCAGCGGTTCGCGCCGGCGCGGTTGTGGTTTCGAAGGAGGCAAAGGCGTCTGCGCCAAGAGGGCAAGAGCCCGCGGGCGAATATGGCCGGCTGCACGAAAATATCAGCATCAAATTAAACCGGAAATCCCGTCTATCCGTGCATTTCATGGTCCACAACGGCGCCGCATTTTGGGGGCTGTTTCTGGAGTTTGGAACGCGGCTAATGGCGGCAATTCCGTGGTTTCGCCCAGCGTTCGAACGCTCCGCGCCGGCGGCGCTGGATAAGATTGGCGATCGCCTTGGTAAGGGCCTTGAGAAAGAGGCCACCGCTTTAGCCGGGCGCTACAAGGATTTGAACAAGTCCCGGCGGAGGGCGTTGGCACGATGAGCGCGCCTGTGGAGAAGGTTCTAAACGATTTCGTGCTGGCGGATCCGGCGGTGGCCGGTTTCGTGGCGGCGCGCATGTACCCGGTGAAGCTGCCGCCTGGCGCGGTGTTCCCGGCAATCACGTATTTCCGAGTTTCTGCCGATCGCGCGGAGACATTGGACGGGCCGGCAGGCCGCGCCGCGGTGCGGATGCAATTGAGCGCATGGGGTCAAAGCTACGCGGATGCGAAGAATTTGGCGAAGGCGTTGCGGCTGCGATTGAACGGGTACCGCGGCCCCATGACAGACGGCAGCGACACGGTCGACGTAACGCGGGTTTCTCTCATTACGGAAAACGATCTGCACGATGATGCGCGCGAGGTTTTCCAGGTGGTTCTAGATTTTCTGATAGTTCAAAAGGAGGACTAATCCATGAGTGGTGAAAATTTCCTGGAAAGCCAGGGCATCGTGCTGAAGCGTGGCGACGGCGCCACGCCAACCGAAGCGTTTGCAGCCGTTCCGAAGCTGCGCAGCCTGTCCGGTCCGGACGGTTCGGCCACCGAAATCGACATTACCACGCTGGACTCCACGGCCCGTGAGTATGCGTTGGGGCTGAAGGACTCCGGCACCATCACGATCGAAGGGAATTACGTTCCTACCGATACGCAGCAGGCCGGACTCCGCGCCGATTGGGGCGCCCGCACCCTCCGAAATTTCGAGCTTCATTTTACGGACTCGCCGGCCACGGTGTGGGCATTCTCCGCGTTCGTCACCTCCTTCTCCACGGATGCAGCCGTGGATGAGGTGCTGACATTCTCCGCAACCCTGCGAATCAGCGGCGACGTGGACGAATCCTAACCGCCGGCATTCGGTTCTCCGGAAGGAAGTAACAATAATGGCTAAACTACTGAATGCCGCCCAAATCCTGGCAGCAAAGGTGCCCTTTGAGGATGTGCCTTGCCCGGAACTGGGCGGCACCGTCCGAATCCAGGCGCTTTCCGCCGCGGCCCGCGAGAAATTGCAGGCGGTGCTTGGGGGCGGCACCAATGTTTCATCCGTTCAAATCGTCGCGGCAAGCGCCGTCAATGAAAAGGGTGATTTGCTCTTTTCGATCGATGAGTCGGAAAAGCTCTTGAGGGTCCACGGCGTTGTGATCGAGCGCCTTGCCGGCGTGGCGTTCAAAATCAACAGCCTCACCGTGGATGAAGCGGAGGAACTGGAGGGAAACCCCGCCGGCGCTTCCTCTTCCGGCTCTGCATAGCGCTTGGCTACGCACACCCGGATCACCTCACGGAAGCGCTAACAGCGAAGCAGTTAGAGGAATGGTGGCTGTTCAACACATTGGAGCCGATCGGGGAAGAGCGGGCGGATATCCGGAATGGGATTCTGTGCGCTCTAACCGCCAATCTTCAGCCTGGCCGGCGGCGCAAGCGGTTCAAGCCGGAGGATTTCATGCCTTGGAGGATGCAGAAAAGGCGGACGGCCAAGGATATGCGGGCGGAATTCGAAGCGAAGGCCGCGGCCTTGGCGGCACGGGGTGGGGTGTCTATTCGGCAGGTGGAATAGGCCGCTCCACGCGGGTTGCTGCCCAAATCAGGGCGGCTATCCATCCTAGCCCGGTCCATCCCAAAAACAGGTTTAGCAGGAAGATGGCAAAACCGTTGTGGTGCCGGCGGAGGCCGGCAACGCAGGTCGGGATGAAGTACCCGCAAACAATGAAAATCCAGAAAAACGCGGTTTCCACCATTTCCTCCGAGTTTTCGGAACACTAGGGCAGGGGTTTAGCAGTGGCAAGCATAGGCAATCTTACCGCGAACCTTAGCGCGGAAACCGCGGCGTTTAAGACGGATCTGGACCAAGCCAACCGGCAGCTAAGCTCTTCCTCCGCAAAGATGAATAGGTCGCTATCCAAACTTGATAAAGGTTTTGATCTACTGAGCAAAAAGGCCAGTATTTTTGCCAAGTCGCTCTCGGTCGGCGGTGTGGCGGTGGGCCTGACCGCGGCGGCTGCCGGCTTTGGCGTCCTGGCTAAAAAGTCACTGGATTTTGCGGACTCGATCGCCAAAACAGCCGATAAAGTAGGGTTTTCGACGGGCCAACTCCAGGAGCTTCGGGTAGCAGCCGGCCTTGCCGGCGTTAGCACGAAAAACCTTGATCTTTCCTTGCAACGTTTTTCCCGGCGCCTTGGGGAGGCAGCCCAAGGCAGCGGTACGTTAAAGGGCACCCTTGATCAATATGGCATCGCTGCCCGGAATGCGGATGGATCCACGCGCGCCAATATCGATGTGCTGAACGATCTGGCCAATGCCATCAAGGGTGCGGAGAGTGAGCAAGAGGCCCTGCGCATCGCTTTCAAGGCCTTTGATAGTGAAGGCGCCGCGTTGGTGAACCTGTTGCGGAACGGGTCTGATGGTATGGACGCCATGCGGCAACAGGCGCGCGATTTGGGCCTTGTGATAGAGGACTCGTTGTTGCGGAACGCGGAGGCAACAAACGATAAGCTATCCCTCACTGCCCAAATCATGGATGTGCGGCTGAAGGATGCAATTCTGCGCGTCACGCCGGCGCTGGATAACATGTTGCGTGGGTTTCTGGAGAAGGCCCCGCAAATGGTCTTCTACGCTGAACGGTTCCTGCACATTTTCGGCTTGTTGGCTGAAGAGAGCGAGTCCACGCAGCTCCAGCGCTTCCTTGAGGCGCAGGTGAACACAACCGCGGAACTGGTGAAGTGGCAAGAGCGCCTGGCCAGTGCCACCCAAAAGGTAAAGGACAGCTCCGATTTCGCGCTAGGTGACAACCTGGCGCTTTTGGAGCGGGCGCAAGAGAAGGTCCGCGAATTAACCGAAAAGCTGGGGGCAATTGAGGCCCGTTTGGCGGTCCTAAGAAAGAACCAAGAGAGCCCTACCGGTCTGGCCGTGACGGTAAATCCCGCGCCGGTGGGCGGTGGTGCCGGCGCGGATATGGATCCTAAAAAGTTTCCCCGTGCGCCGGATCTTAAAGGCTTCCTCCGCAAGCGCGATGAGGAGGCGTTGGCCTTCCTTGAGAAGATAGAAACCGATCGGCAGCGGCTTTTTGAATCCGAATTGGAACGCATCCAGCGGGAACGCGATGAGCGCCTGAAGATGCTGGAGGATTTGGCGTTGTCGGAAAAAGAGGCAGCCGATGCGCGGGTCCAAATCCGCCGGAACGCTGCCAAGGAAATATCCGAAATCAACAAACAAAAGCAGGAAGAAATCCTGCGCCAAATGGAGGAGGAGCGGAAGGAACAGGAGCGCATCCTGGAGGAGGAGCGCCGCGCCCGTGAAAAGTTCAATGAGGATATTGTGAACAGCGGGATTGATGCCCTGGAGCGCCTGGCAACGGGTTACGGCAGCTTTAAGGAAGTGGCTATTAGCGTGCTGGCCGATGTTCTCAAAGGGTGGCTTGCGCTTAACAAGGAAAGCTCCTCCGGCGGGTTGGGTGGCCTTTTCGGTGGCGGCGGCGGCGGCGGATTCGACATTTTCAGCATTATTTCGGGCGATGAAGGCGGATTTGGCATTGGTACGCTGTTCGGGTTTGCTGGCGGCGGCAATCCGCCGGTTGGGCGCCCGTCGATCGTGGGGGAAGAGGGGCCGGAACTGTTCGTGCCGCAAACGCGCGGAACGGTGATCCCGAACGACATCACGCAGCGGATCATGTCGGGCGAGCCCGGCGCCGGCGGCACCGTGGTGCAGCACATCAACGTGCATCCGGACGTTAGCGCGATCGCGGAGGCCCAAGTGCGGCGGATGCTGCCGCAAATTCTCGAAATGGGTAAGGCCGCGAACCAAGAGGGGCGGATGCGCAACCCTCAATACTTCCAAGGGACAACAGGTTAGATGGCCATTATTTATCCGCTGCCGCTGCCGGCAGCCTTGCAGCGCATCGCAATCCGCCCGGTGAACGTGGTGAGCTTCACCCAATCCCCGTGGACCGGGCAGCAGCAGGTGCAGGACCATCAAGGCCAGTATTGGACTGCAGCACTCACGATTCCGCCGGCGCCTTCCCGTGCGTCCGCGGAAAAGTGGATCAATTTCCTGATAAAGCTGAAGGGTTCGCTTGGCACCTTCCTGTTAACCAATCCCATGTATGCAACGCCACAAGGATTTGCGGCGACGGTGGCGGGCGATCCGGTGGTCGATGGCGGTGGGCAGGAAGGCGAGGTCTTGAACGTCCAGGGCCTTCCGATTTCGACCACGGGCTATTTGCTGGAAGGCGATTTCATCCAATTGGGCACCGGCATCACCAGCCGGCTTCATAAAGTGATCGAGCCGGTCGATAGCGATGCCGATGGCAAAGCGGCCATATCCCTTTGGCCGCGGATCCGCCGCGGTGAGGCGCCGGTGGATTCCGCCGCGGTCGTCGTAGCCGATTGCGCCGGCGCGTTTCGGTTGGTCGGGCCAACGGAATGGGCGCATGAGCCCGGCATATATTCGCAAGCGGTTGAACTGAATGCCGTGGAGGCGTTCTAGGCGTCATGACTGAGCGGAATTTTCCCGTTGCATTGCTGGATGCTTTCGACGCTCCGGTCGTGCGGCCCTTCCTGATGTTTGAGGGCGAGTTTTCGACCACCCTGCGCCTATGGACGGGGCACGGCATACTCTATGCGCTTGGTGAGGAATGGACCGGGTCGGGCGTTATCCTCAAGGTTTCGCCAATTCAGGAAGGCTCCGATTTGGTTGCCCGCGGACTTACGTTCGAACTGTCCGGAGTGCCTTCCGAAATGATCGCCTTGGCCCTGGCTGAGGACTACCAAGGCAATGCGGCCAGGGTCTATATCGGGGCATTCGATGAGGCGGGGGATTTGATCAGCGATCCCGGCCTATTGTTCGGCGCCACAATGGACACAATGACGATCGAAGAAGACGGGGAAAGCTCCACAATCCAGCTTGCGGTCGAAAATGATTTGATTGCCCTGGAACGTGACAACCGGGTGCTTTGGACGCCGGAGGAGCAAAAGCTGATTTACCCGGATGATACCGGATTCGATAGCGTGGCCCTGCTACAGGATACCGAAGTGGTGTGGAAGGCCTGATATGCCCAAAAAAATAGGATGGGAAACGCGGTTGGATGCCTTCCTGCGCGAACGGCGCCGCATGCCCTTTTCTTGGCAGCACCACGATTGCTGCATGTTTCCTGCGGATGCCATCAAGGTTATGTCTGGCGTGGATGCGGCGGAGCGGTACCGGCTGAAATATTCAAAGGAAATCGGCGCGCGGCGCATCGTGATACTGGCCGGCGGCATGGAAGCGCTGGCCATGCAATCCATGGCCGCAATCGGCCTGGAAGAGGTGCCGCCGCTGAAGGCGCAACGCGGTGATCCGGTTTTGTTCAATTGCCGAACGGATGGTGATCCGGATGGGTTATCCGGCGGCATCCTGGATTTGAGTGGCCGGCGGATCCTGGCGCCGGTCGTTGATTCGGTCGGGCTGAAGGAGTTTCCAGTGACCGCGGCGATACGTGCGTGGAGGCTTGGCTAATGGCGTTCGTCGCACCTGTCATTGCGTCACTTGCCGCGGGGGCATTCACTTCAGCCATTGGCCTTTCCGGCATCGCGGCCACCATCGTTTCCGGGGTGATTAAGCTGGGGGTCGGGCTCCTAACCTCCGCTTTGACGGCCAAGCCAACCCAATCGCTTCCCAATTTGGCCGGCTTCTCCGCGGAGGCAGTAAATCGAACGCAAGCGCTCCGGCAGCCGATCACCGCGGCCAAGATGATCGTGGGCGATGTGCGGGTCGGCGGTGCGCTCACCTTCGTGGAATCGACAAACAACAATCACGATATTCACCTGGTTACGACAGTGGCCAATCATACTGTGGCGAGTTTCGAGTCGTTCTATTTGAACGCGGATCCGATTTACCCTGAACAGCTTGCGGCGGATGGGTGGGTGAGTTCCGGCAAGTACAAAGACAAGGTGCGGATTCTTTGGGATGACGGATCCGCAACCGGCCAGCCTTTCCCGGAACTGGTGGAAGAATGCGAGGATTGGCTGGAAACCCACCGGCAGCAGGGGCATGCCAAGTTTGTTGTCACGCTCAAGTTTGATGATGATCTGTTCCCTACGGCAATTCCCAACCCTTCCGCCCGGGTGCGTGGGCTCATGCCCTATGATCCGCGAACCGGCCACACCCGATATTCGCCTAATGGGGCCTTGGTCACGCCGGCATATATGACGCGGCCAACAAAGGCGGGCGGCATGGGGGTGAAGCCGTCCGCAATTGAGGTGGTCCAGCAAATTGCCGCGGCCAATATCGCTGAGGAAATCGTGCCCTGCCGTGCTGTGTCGCATGAGGTTGCGGCGATCGATACGGCGGCAAACGCGATTGATGTTGATCAGGATGTGTGCCTGTTTCAAAGCGGCGACCGCGTGGCGGTGTCTGTAAAGGACGGCGATTTGCCGGAAGGCCTGGCGGCATCCACGGGCTATTTCGTTACGGTGTTGCGGGAAACCGCGCTGGATAGTCTGAAATGCCGGATTGCCTTAGCTGCCGACTATGACGCAGCGATTGCCAAAGGGCCTTACATCGATATCACCGGCAGCGGATCCGGTACCATTACGATCACCAAGACGGGTGAGCCGCGTTATTCGAGTAGCGGCGTGATCGAATCCGACCGCAAGCCGGTCGATATTCTCAACGATTTGCGCTCCAGCTTTGCCGGCAGAATTGTGCCAGTGAGCGGCACCTGGCTAATCAAGCCTGGCGCGTTCGAACTGGCGTCACCGGTGTTTGATGAAGGCGATTTCCGGGCTGCCATCCGCGTTGTCACCAAACGGTCGCGCCGTGAACGGTACAACGCGGTGAAGGGTGTTTATGCGAGCCCGTTGAACCTTGGGAATCCTTCCGACTATCCGCCGGTGACAAGCGCTGTTTTTGAGGAAGAGGACGGCGGGGAAACCGAGTTTGGAAACCTGCCGCTGCCTTTCACCGGGCGCCCGGCCACGGCGCAGCGCATCGCCAAAATCGAATTGAACAGGCACCGCCGGCAGCAGCAGGTCGTTGTGCCTGTGAACCTTCGCGGGTTCCGCGCTGTGGCAGCCGGCTATTGCCGTGTGACCTATTCCAAGTGGGGATGGGATGAAAAGGTCTTTGAGGTGGTGGATTGGTCCCTGGCGCCCGATCGCGATGCCAACGGCACGCCGGTGCTTGGGGTGGATCTGCAATTGCAGGAATCGGATGCGGCAGTGTTTGATTTTGATCCGGAAAGTGATGAGGTGGTGCCCAAGCCTGCCGCCCGCACAACCCTGCCCAGCTCCACAAGCATCGTGCCGCCCGGCATTCCCGCGATCACGGAAGAGCTTTACGAAACGCGCGGCGGTTCCGGTGTAAAGGCCCGGGCCATTGTCACCACCTCCTCACCGGATGGGCGGGTGTCCGGTTATCAATGGCGATTTAAACCCACCGGCGCTGCCGCCTTTACCAATGCCGGCGTTACGCCGGATGGCCGGTTGGTGATCGATGACGTGAAGCCCGGTACCTACACAATCCAGGTGCGGGCAATTACCACGTTCGGCAAAAAAAGCGATTGGGTGGAGCGCGCCGCGGTAGAAGTGGCAGGGTTGAGCGCTGAGCCGGCGGACGTTTCCGGCCTTTCCCTCACGCAGGTGGCTGGCATCGCGGTGATGCGCTGGGATAGGCATCCTGATCTGGATGTGCGCAAGGGCGGTGAACTGCACTTTCGGCACTCGCAGGATCCAGTTTCCGGTACTTGGGAAACCTCGCAAAGTATTGGCGAGGCGGTTGCCGGAAACGAAACGCAAACCATGCTGCCGCTGAAGCCTGGCCTTTATCTTGTGAAGGCGCGGGATGCGGTGGGAACGTGGTCGACCAATGCCGCCACGGTTGTGGCGACGGGAACGCAGGCGGTGGCTTTTGCCAATGTGACAAGCCTTTCCGCGCATCCTTCCTTCACCGGCACAAAAACAGACACGGTGGCCGTATCCGGGGTTTTGTCGATCGCCGGCGCCGGCACCGTTGATGACATTCCGGACGTTGATTCCGTGACAAGTTGGGATGCTGAGGGCGGAGTGAAACCGGAGGGCGTCTATCAATTTGCATCCGGCGCGGATCTTGGAACCGTGAAGCGCGTGCGCCTGCGGTCGGTTCTATCAAGCCAAATCGTGAACGTCTTTGACTTCATCGATCAACGGTCGGGGCTTGTTGATAGTTGGGTCGATTTCGACGGCGCGCCGGATGGCAGCGACGGGGATTTACTCATGGAGTTCCGGCAAACGGCTGACGATCCGGCAGGCACACCGGACTGGAGCGATTGGACTCGATTCGAAAGCGCGGAGACTGAAGCCCGTGCCTTCCAATTCCGCGCCCGGCTGATCAGCCGGCAGGAATCCGTAAACGTCGAATGCGACGAAATGACCGTGCAAATTGATGAGGTGGCCTAATGTCTCAAAGTGATCTGGTAATTGAAAACGCCGGCGGTGCCTCTTTCCGGGCGGATGTGCAGGGCGCTATCCAGGCGGTCGGTACAAACCAAGCGGGCGGCACTGCGCCAGGCACTCCCTATCCCAATCAATGGTGGGCGGATACGGCAAACAACCGTTTGAAGCGCAGGAACAGTGCCAACAATGCGTGGATCGATTGCGGCCCGTTGGAAGGCCCTACGGATCTTTCCGAAGTCACCGATAAGACGGCGGCGCGTGCCAATCTTGGCCTTACGATCGGCACCCATGTAGCCGCATACGATGCGGCCAAAGGGTCGAACGGGAACGGCAACCGCACCGTTTCCACCTCCGCGCCTTCCGGTGGCGCTGATGGTGATCTTTGGATGGTGGTGGCTGCGTAATGCCTGAAACCTATGTGCATAACGGTGGCAGCTTTGCGGCGTTAAAGCAGGTCTTCGTGCGTGACGGTGGCGCCTGGAAAGAGGCCACCGAAATGTGGCTGAAGGACGGCGGGGTCTGGAAACTGGTGCATGAAAACACTGTTTCCGTTGTGATCGCATCCGACGTTGACGGGTGGGTGCTGACGGAAGAGGGGATTGAAATCATTGATCCCATTTTCCTGGAAATCACCGTGAAGGCCGGCGCAACCGTCAAAGGGCGTGCAGGGCGGCAATACTCACTGGATTTGGCGGGGCTTAATTCCTCCAGCACCGTGAAACTGGTGGTGGAGGCCGGCGGCGCCATTATCGGTCGGGGTGGAGCCGGCGGGGCGGCAAACGGGTCCGTTGGTGCGGCGGGTCAAAGCGCCATTTACACCCGCAACGCCATCACGATCGAAAACTATGGAACCATTGCCGGCGGTGGCGGCGGCGGTGGTGCCGGCGGGCGGGGCTCTACCTCCAGCTCATACGATTGCAATTGCTCTACCAATGGTGAAGGCGAAACCGTTTGCGAAACCTGCACGGCTACAACCTACCATCAAGGCGGCGGTGGTGGCGGGGGCGCTGGTAGCCCCGGCGGTGCTGGTGGTACGGGAAAGGTTGCCGGGTTTCCGGGAACCACGTCCGGTGGCACCGGAGGTGCTGGTGGTACGAATGCCGGCGTCGGCGGCGACGGTGGAGCATACGGTGTAACTGGCAGTGCAGGATCGAACGGCAACAGCACCAACGGCGGCGCGGGCGGCGCGTCTGGCAACTGGATAGACGGCAGCTCCTACATATCCAGCCAAAGCGGCGACGGCGACACATTCGGCCCGGCGGTCAACTGATGGATCTGGTCTTGTTGTCCGGTGGCCCTGATAGCGCGTTTGCGTTGGAATGGGCCCTGTCTAAGACGGATGCACCGATTGCTACCCTATTCGTGGGGCAAAGGACGCCGGCCAGCATACCCGAACGGGTGGCCGCGGCATCGATCGCGGAGCATTTGGGGGCCAAGTATCGCCCGGTGCTCCACCACGTAATGGGTATGGCTTGGCCCAACAATCTGCCGCCGCATTACAACGTTACGCTGGCCTATGCCTCCGCCGGCCTGATTTTTCAGCTTGGCGGCGTTCGGCGCATCTATCGCGGCGATAGCAGGGAGGAACAAGTGGGCACCCGTCCGGAATCCGAAGGCATGAACCTTTCCGGTGAGGCGGTGTTTAACCATTGCCTGGCCGGCCTTCTATCGGTGCCTGGCGCCGATCGGATGGCAGGGGCGCCGATCCGCATGCCGGAGGTAATGTTGCCCGGCAAACCTCACTCAAAGCGGCAATACATCCGGGAAATGGATCCTGTTTTAAGGGACTTGGTTTGGTCCTGCCAATATCCGCGCATGAAGGCGGGGCGGGCCTTTCCCTGTGGCGAGTGCCGCAAATGCGAAATCTTGGAAGAGGCAAGACAATGAACCATTACGCGCAAGTGTCGGCTACCGGTGTGACGTTGTGGGGGCCTGGAGCGCTGCCGCACTTCATCAACGATAAAGACGGCAACCCGATCGATTTGCACAAAATGACCGATGCGGCCAAGGAACAGCTTGGCATCTACAAGGTCCGTGAAATCGGCAAGGCGGACTATGATGAGCGGTTCCAGACGCAGGAACGGCAATACGGTGTGGAGGATGGCTGGCCAGTTTATCGCTATTCCTACCCGTTCCGCGACGGTGCCCGGGCGATGATGGCCCGTGCCGTCGATGAGTTGGCCGGCATTGAACGGGATAAGTTCCTTACGCTCACGCCGGGGCAGGATGAGGAATACAAGGCCGCGGCTGAGGAGGCCGCAAAGGCGCTGAGGGAAATGGAACTTGGTTCCGTGCCGCGCGCCGATGATTACCCGTTCCTGTCCGCGGATATCGGAATCACCATCAACCCGGGCACCGGCCTGCCCGTGGCATCGATCGAAGAGGCCGCGGCGGTCGTGCAGGGCGTGCGGGATGTTGCCTTTGCGGAAATGGCGGTGATCCGCCGGCGCCGCAAGGAAGGCAAGCGGGATGTTTTGGCCGCCGGCGGTGATGCGGAGGCCCTGGCCGTGCTCCAGGCCCTGGATATGACGGTGGCCGAAATCTTCATGGTGTCGGATCCCACGCCGCAACCGCTTGCCGACGCCGCGAAATTCAATCCGAACCTGAAACCGCTGCCGGAGGGTGTTGAATGATGAAAGAGGCATTTTCTGCATGGGCGCCAACGATCGATCGGCTGCGCCCTTCGCCGGATGTTTCCGTGGCCGAAAAGGTTAGCGTGCTCCGCGCGCTGGAATTGGAGCCCGGTGGCCCGTCGATCGATTTGGGCTGTGCGGTGGGCATGTGGACTGCAGCGGCGGCCCGGCTGGGCTATGTGGCGGAGGGGGTGGATTTTTCACCGGAAATGGTGGCCCGGGCGGAGGAGTTATTTCCGGATTCCACCTTCCTGGAGGGTGACGTGATGGCCCTGGAACCGTGCGGCAAGTATCAGCTCGTTACCGCCATGGGAAACCATGTCACGTATCACGCGGATCTTATCGCCTTCATGCAGGTGGTGCGGGGGTTGTTGGCGCCCGATGGGGTGGCGCTGATCGCCTTGCAGGATTTCGCGCCGCGCCTGGCGCATGGTGCGGGCAACTACCTGCCGGCGCCTTTCATTGTGAATCATCCGGACGGCACGGAAACGATCGTGGTGGAGCGCCGGCGCTTCACGGATCCGGAAGCGCGGGCCATGTCGGTGGAATTCCACATGCTTCCCAGTGAGGCGCCGGCGGCATCAATTCGCTATACCGGCTGGGCTTGGACGCTGAAGGATGTGAAAGCGGCGGCTGAGGAGGTCGGCTTATCCGGTGCATGGTGCCATCCGGTCAAGTACATGCCGGTCCTGAAGCTGACGCGATAAAGCACTGAATTGGGGGGCGCTAATGCCGGAATTCAACATTCCGCTTCCTTATGTGCTGGCTTTGATCGCGTGGGTGATTGGGGCAATGGTCACATTCGGAATTGGATTTTTTACCGTTTGGCGTTTGGTCATGGGTAAAATCAACGATCATGCCAACCAAATCCAAATCCAAATTGCGGAGCACGCCAAAGAGTCGAGCCGGCGGTCGACCGAGTTGCATAACCGCATCAATGACGTGCGTGAGAAGTACGTGCGGCGGGATGATCTTGCCCAGCACGTTCACCACCTAAGCAGCCAATTTGAGGAATTGAGCCGGCAGATTTCCGGCGTATCTGAGCGGCTGGATAAGGTGATCATTCGGAGTTCGGAAGTAGGCAGGTGAAACCCTTTTGGGTGTTGGCCGGCCTTGTTTCGGCTTTGTTTCTGACGGCGGTCCTGGTGGCCGCCGTTTTCATTTCCAGGCAACTGGAAGGGACTGAAGGAGTGAGCAACATGGATTTGCGTTTGGAGCGGTTGGTGTCCGACAAGGAATCCACCGTGGGTGCCCTGTTCGTGGATGGGGAGTTCCTTTGCTGGACGCTGGAAGACGGATTCCGGGCGCAGAAAGTCGCCAAGGAAACGCGGATTCCGGCCGGCGCGTATCGCATCAATCTGCGGACTGAAGGCGGTATGCACCCGCGCTATAAGGAGCGGTTTGGAAGCCTGCACCGCGGCATGCTGTGGCTTCAGGACGTGCCCAATTTTGAATGGGTGTATCTGCATGTTGGAAACAACCATGAGCACACGGAGGGCTGCATTTTGGTGGGCGAATCCGTGAACGCCAGGCGTGGGGATATGTCCCTGCAAGCCAGCCGGGATGCCTACCGGAAACTGTGCATGATGGTCATGGACGCGGCCAGTGTGGGGCACCTCACAATCGATATTGTGGACCGCGACCGATGAGCGCCTGTGGCCGCTTCCTGCGCCGTCTGGAAGGCGGCTACGCGCATTGGTGCCCTGGCTGCCAGGAAATGCACTACATCGCGGTGGATCGGCCTTTGGCGAACGGCGCCCGGTGGCAATTCAACGGCGATCTAGAGCGCCCGGATTTTTCGCCTAGCGTCCTGATCAGGTGGCCGCGGATTGAAGGCAGGGCGGATCTGGTTTGCCACTACTTTCTCCGCCACGGGCATCTCCAGTTTTGCAGCGATTCCACGCATGAGCATGCCGGGAAAACCGTTCCCTTACCGGAATGGCCGGCGGAAGAGGAGGGTTGGTAAATGGACATTGGCGATATTCTTGGCCGTGCGGCAAAGGGCATTCTGAACGCTGCCACCGGGGGCCTTTCCGATACGGTGATTGATATTGTGGATGACGTGTTGGGCGGCAATGAGGACAGTGGCCTATCTCCGGATCAGCGCGCCAAAGTCAAGATTGCCGTTGAACGGGAAGTGACCAAGCGGGAAGTGAATGCGGCCCGGGCATCGATCGATGCGGAGCGGGTGCTGAATGAGCGCATTGCGGCCCTGGAGGGTACGGCAAGCGATCTGAAGGCCCTGCCGGTGGTCGGGCGCCTGGTTATCTTCCTCCGCGGTGCGCAGCGTCCGGTGTGGGGGTTCGGCAGCCTCTATATGGATTACATGGTGTTCTCCAAGAAATGGCCGCTCACGCCGGAAAGCTATGAGGAGATTGCCTTTTGGACCATCAATTTTCTGGTGCTTGGCTTCCTGTTCGGTGAGCGGGCGGTGAAGAATATTCTTCCGATGGTTATGGCCTTCCTGGAGGCGCGGAAAGCGTAGCCGGGGGCGTCCTGATCTGATTGAATGCCCCGGCCTCGTGCCGGGGCCTTTTCTTTGTTTGCTTTTCGATATGTGAACAAATTGTGAGCAATAACAAATCATCTAATTGATAAATAACATTAGTTTCTGTCTTCTCGACCGCACCA